GGTAGAAAAAGCGCGCCGGGGACGCGGGGGACGCGCGTCCGCGGGCGCGCCATGATGAAACAACAGCCAAATAAGCACAGAAAAACGACGCAAAAACGCGCCGTTTTTTTCGTGACTTCGGGGAGGTTGACATGAAGCGGGCGGAGGTTGCCGGGAAAAAGCCGGAGAAGGTGCCAGGATCGCCGAAGAAGGCAGCAGGATCCGGAGAGCAGCTGGCGCGCACGGTAGCGTTCCTGGAGGAAGCACCGGTGAAAAAGACAGCAGACGCGGGTGTGAAGAAAAAGAGCGCCGCGAAGACCGGAAAGACCGGACGGGCGAAGGCACGAAAGCCGAATGAAAAGCTCACACCCGCGTCTATTTATAAAAAAATGCTCGCGTTCGGGAAGATCTACCAGATCGACGGGGAGCAGGACTTCCAGGAGGCGGCGCGGATCTACGCGGAGGAGGCCGGGCTGATCGATCAGATGCGGGACCGGCTGGCGGAGGACGGGCTGACGGTGATGAAGACATACAAGACCGGGGACGTGGAGGTAGCGCATCCGCTGCTGAGCGAACTGCCGCGGCATGTGGAGAGCGCCAACAAATGCCTGGCGACGATCGGGAGCATGATCAGCGAACGGGGCGCGAAGAAGAAACGGGCCGCGCGGGACCTGGATAAGTTCCGGCTGCACTGAGGCGGAGGCCGGGAGGATGAAGAAGGCCGGAATCAAATCAGTGGCGGGAATGACCGCGGAGAGCGCGATCCTCCAGTACTGGAACGAGATCGATACCGGCGGCGTCAACGTGGGCAAATGGATCCGGCTGCTGTACGAAGTGATACTCCAGGGACTGGAGGAAAAGCGCTGGTTCTACGACCGGCACCTGGCGGAGAACGCGGTCGAATTCATTCACCGATACTGCCACCACTACAAGGGCAAGCTGGCACCGCATCGGATCCAGCTGAGCCTGTGGGAACTGGCAGCCATCGAGCTGATCTTCGGGATCGTGGACGCGGACGGAAAACGGCAGTTTACGGAAGTGTTCTGGCTGATCGGCAGGAAGATGGGCAAGACGCTGCTGGCGGCGGCGATCGCGTGCTATATGGCGTACGCGGCCGGCGAATTCGGCAGCGAGATCTATTTCCTGGCGCCGAAGCTGGACCAGAGCGACCTGTGTTACAGCGCGCTTGAGTTCAATGTACACGCGGAACCGGAGCTGGACGAGATCACGCACAGCACGAAATACCGCGGGCTGATGATCGACGAGACGAACACGATGATCCGCAAGCTCGCGTTCACCAGCAAGAAAAGCGACGGTTACAACCCGCAGTTTTACTGCGCGGACGAAGTGGCCGCCTGGCCGGGCGTGGCGGGCCTGCGGCAGTGGGAAGTCATGGCCTCCGGTACCGGCGCGCGGGAGGAACCGCTGGGGATGGGCATATCATCCGGCGGTTATGAGAACGACGGCATTTTCGATGAGCTGATGAAGCGCGGAACCGGCTTTCTGATGGGCAACTCCGGCGAGCAGCACATCCTGCCACTGCTGTACATGATCGACAACCCGGCGAAGTGGGACGACATGGAGGAACTGGAGAAGAGCCTGCCGGGAATGGGCGTGAGCGTGCCCAGGGAATTCATCCAACGGGAGATCGTGGTCGCGCACAACAGCATCAGCAAAGAGATCGAGTTCAAGACGAAGTACTGCAACCTGAAGCAGAACATGTCAACGGCCTGGCTGAAGGCGGAGGACATCAACAAGATGTTCGGCTGGCGGAAGCCGATGGAGGAGATCCGCGGGCACTATGTAGTGACGGGCGTGGACTTATCTCAAAGCCGGGACCTGACCTGCAGCCTGCTCATCTGCGAGGTGGAGGGGATCCTGTGGGTGAAGGCTCACTTCTGGCTGCCGGAAAAACGGCTGGAAGAGGCCATGAAGCGCGACGGTGTGCCGTATGACATCTATATCCGAAAGGGGTTCCTCAGCCTGAGCGGCGAGGAATTTATCAACAACGATGACGTTCTGCACTGGCATATGGACCTGGTGAAGAAAAACAGGGTTTACCCGCTGATGACCGGTTACGACCGGTGGAACAGCCAGGAGTGGGTGCAGAAAATGACCGCGAAGCACTTCAAATCCGACAGCGTGACGCAGGGCTTTAACCTGACAAACGTGATCGACCGGGTGGAGGGTCTGATGCGGGAAGGCAAGATCCGGGACATGGACGACAACGACCTGCTGAAGATCCACCTGGCGGACAGCGCCGTGAAGATGGAGAGCGCAGCGGACCGAGCGCATCCGCGGAGAATGTTGGTGAAGATCAGCAGCAAGGCCCACGTGGACGGATCGGCGGCGCTGCTGGACGCGATGGCCATGCGGGAATTCAAGTGGACAGAGCTGGGAACGCGGCTGGAGAATAAACGGAAAACGGCAAAGCAACGGGGTGAAAGCTAATGGGAATGTTTGAGAGGATTTTCGGAAGGCGGGAGCAGCCGGCGGCACTGCGGAGCGCGCAGACGTTCCGGATGCTGGAGGGATATACGCCGGCCTGGACCACCTGGCGCGGAAGCGTATACGAGAGCGAGCTGATCCGGGCCAGCCTGGACGCATGGGGACGGCACGCCGGGAAGCTGAAGGTGAACCTGAAGGGATCCGCGTTGCCGGCACTGCAGAGCCGGATGAAGGTACGGCCGAACGCGTTCCAGGAGTGGAGCAAGTTCCAGTACCAGACGGCGACGATCCTGGGCGCGCGGAACAATGTGTTCCTGGTGAAGACGCGGGCGGATGACGGAACGCCGACGGGGATCATCAACATCGTGCCGGACCGGTGGGAACTGGTGGAGTACCAGGACGAGCCGTGGATCCGCTTTATCCTGGCGAACAATAAGCGCCGGGCGGAGCGGCTGGCGGAGGTCGGAATCCTCACCCGGATGCAGTACAAGAGCGAGCTGTTCGGAGAGAACAACGAGGCGCTGAAGCCGGTGCTGGACCTGATCGCAATGCAGCGACAGGGCATAACGGAGGGAATCAAGAACGGGAACAGTTACCGCTTCTGGGCAAAGAGCGATAACTGGGCAGACGATGAGGACCTGGGCGCGGAAATGGAGCGCTACAACAAGTTCACCTTCGGCAATAAAAAGACTGCCGGGGGTGTTCTTCTTTTCCCGAACACCTACGACGACATCCACGAGATGAAGGCCGAAGGGTACGCGGTGAAAAAAGAGGAACAGGAGCACATCAAGACCAACGTGTGCGACTATTTCGGCGTGAACGAGGACATCCTGCAGAACAAAGCATTCGGCGATCAGTGGCTGGCGTTCTACGAGGGGTTCGTGGAATGGTTCGCAATCCAGCTGGGTGAAGTGATCAGCGGGATGCTGTTCACGGACCGGGAACGGGCCGGATTCGGGAACCAGGTATTCTTCAGCGCGAACCGGCTGCAGTATATGAGCAACGCTGACAAGCTGAACGCGGTGACGCAGCTGGGAGACCGGGGCCTGGCCACGCGTAACGAGATGCGCGAGATCCTGAACCTGGAGCCGCTGCCGGAACCGTACGGCAGCCAGATCCCGACGCGCGGAGAGTATTACGACGTAACAAACCCGCCGGAGGACAAAGCCGGATCATCCGGGAACGGCGGAGACGGACCGGATGACGGCGGAGGAGAAACATGAAACGGGTGGCAGTGTACGCCGGCACGCGGAACGTGTACGGCCAGATGGTGAGCGCCGCAAAAAGCCTTGTAAAGAACACGCGGATGGACCGGGTGTTCTTTTTGATTGAAGACGACGCGCTGCCGGAGGAAATCTGCGGGCCGCAGGGCCTGCCGGACGTGATCCGATGCGTCAACGTGAGCGGCCAGTCATTCTTCCCGGAGGACGGACCGAATTATGACACGGCATGGACGTATATGTCACTGATGCGCCTGGCGGTGCCGCGGGTACTGCCGGCGGAGATCGAGCGGTGCCTGTGGCTGGACACGGACACCATTGTGGAGCAGGACATCGGTGACCTGTTCGACATTCCGATGGGAGCGAACTATGTGGCGATGGTGGAGGAACCGGTGCGGAGCAAGTACCCGTTCCGGTACCACAACGCCGGCGTGATGCTGATGGACCTGACGGCGATCCGGATGGACGGGATCTGGAAGAAATGGATCCGCCTGGTGAACCGGGAGAAGATGAGCGCACTGGACCAGGACGCCGTGAACCTGATATGCCAGGGCGAGATCCTGACGATCGGGCCGGAGTGGAACAATGCCGGGCACATCACGCAGGACAGCGCGGAAACGAAGATCCGGCATTACGCGGGATGCCTGAAGCCGCGGGGCGAGCGGGTGTTCCGGGAATATGAAAAGGCAGAATGGAGGGTTAAAAATGCCGATGAAGATTGACAAGCGGGAGTACCGGAAAATTGATGCCGGGCTGATGGAAACGCGGACGGCGGAGGATGGCGCGAAAGTCGTGGAAGGATATGCCACGACTTTTAATTCGCCGTACGAGCTGTGGCGTGACAGGGAAATGACCGTGAATGAGCAGGTGGACCGGAACGCATTCGGAGAGACGGACATGAGCGACGTGATCATGCAGTATGACCACGAAGGCCGCGTATTCGCCCGAATCGGGAACGGGACCCTGGAGATCAAACCGGATGAGCACGGGCTGCGGATCCGCGCCAACCTGGGCGGGACGGAGATCGGCCGCCAGCTGTTCGAAGAGATCCAGGGAGGGTACACCAACAAGATGAGCTTCGGCTTCACCGTGACGGGTGAGGAGCGGAAGGTCACAAAAGACGCGGACGGGCATATCACCGTACTGCGGACGATCACGAAGATCGGAAAACTGTTTGATGTTTCTGCCGTGTCGTTACCGGCGAACGACGCGACTGAAATCAGCGCACGCGCGATCGGCGACGGATTGATCGCCGAGGTCCTGAAGGAGGTTCAGGCCGAGGAAGAGCGTCAGCGCAGGATCGGCGAGATCCGGAAAATCCTGAAAGGAGAAGAGACCCATGACAGGTGAGGAAATCAGAACACGTCAGGGCGAGATCGAGGAGCGCAAGGCGCAGATCGAAGCGGAACTGGAAAACCCGGAAGCCGATCTGGACGCGCTGAATGAGGAAGCCCGCAGCCTGGCGGAGGAATCCGCCAGCCTGAAGAACCAGCTCGAAGAGATGCTGGCCAAAGCCGCCGAGGAGGAAGAAACCCGGCGGAAGATCGCCGACGGTGAGATCGGAGAAACCAAAGAAGAATACAAGGGGGAAAAGAAAATGAATGATCGTGAAATCCGCTCCAGTGCGGAATACTGCGAAGCGTACAAGAAGTACATCATCACGGGCGACGACAAGGAATGCCGCAGCCTGCTGAGCGCCAATGCCGCCACGCCCGGAGACGTCCCGGTGCCCACCATCATCGAGGACAACATCAAGCACGACTGGGAGCGCAATGCCTTCCTGAGCCGCATCACCAAGACCTACATCCGCGGCAACCTGAAGGTGCCGTTCGAGAAGAGCGCCGATCCGGCGTACGTCCATGCTGAAGGCGCCACCGGCCTGACCGAAGAAGACCTGCAGCTGGGCGTTGTCGAGCTGAAGCCCGCCAACATCAAGAAGTGGATCAAAATCTCTGACGAGGCCGTCGCAATGGGCGGCGAAGCCTTCGTGCAGTACATCTATGACGAGATGGGCCACCGTGTGCTGAGCAAGCTGGTGAGCGAACTGGTCGCCAAGGCCAACGCCGCCGACACGACCCACGGCGACACAGCGATCGGCATCCCGAAGATCACCGAAGCCCCTGCCGTCATGAGCATTCAGAACGCCGCGGCCCAGCTGAGCGAGGAAGCCACCGACATCTGCGTGGTGCTGAACCCGCTGTCCATCCAGGCGTTCAACAACGCCTACGCGGCCGGCAATTTCGCCATCAATCCGTTTGACGGCGTGACCGTGGTCAAGTGCTCCGCGCTGCCGGCGTATTCCAGCGCCAGCGACAACGCGATGTATGCCATCGTCGGCGACCTGAAGGCCTTCCAGGCGAACTATCCGGAAGGTGAAGGCATGGTCATCAAGTGGGACGAACTGACCTACGCGGAAGACGACATGGTGAAGGTGATTGCCCGTCAGTATGCCGGCTACGGCGTAACCGCTCCCGGACGCCTGGTGAAGCTGTGCAAGCCCGCCGCGGTTGTGACAACCTGATGAAGGTCAAGCTGACGAAGCCGAACAGGATCGAAAAGGGCAAGGCCGGGGACATCGTTGAGGTATCCCCGGCCCGCGCCTCCTTCCTGCTCCGGTATGGCCTGGCGGATCCGGTGATCATCCGGGAGCAGATCGAGACACCGGAAAAGCGGACGGCGAAGAAAACGACGAGGAAAAAAGCATGAGCATGAAACTGATGATCGCGGTACCGACCACGGACTACGTGCACGCGGACTTTCTGAAGAGTCTGCTGGGACTGACGCAGGAGCTGAGCCGGCGGAGGATCGCCTACACGGTGGAGATCGCTGCGGGAACCCTGGTGTATATCGCCCGGAACCGGCTGGCCTGCAAGGCGGTGAACGAGAACTTCACGCACGTGCTGTGGCTGGACAGCGACATGGTTTTCAGCGAAAAGATCCTGGAAGATCTCATGTTCTGCGGGAAGGATATGGTGTGCGGCGCGTTCGTCAGCCGGCGGCCGCCGTACACACCGTGCATCTATTCCAAACTCGCGCCGGCGGGAAATGTGGAAAAGGTGAAGGACTTCGGACTGAATGCGTTCCGCGTGGAGGGCTGCGGGTTTGCCTGCGTGCTGACCAGCGTGGAAGTCATCAAGGACGTGCAGTACAAGTGGGGCACATGCTTCAATCCGACGCCGGACTACGGCGAAGACCTGGCATTCTGTGACCGGGTGCGGAGCGTAGGGCGGGAGATCTGGTGCGAACCGACCGCAAGGTGCGGGCATATCGCGCACGTGCCGATGTGGCCCGGGGAGGAGCCGGCAAAATGAAGCGGATTCTGATAACGGCCCCGCTGAGACAGGATGCGGATGTGTTTGACGCATACCAGGACGGACTGGACGCGCTGGAGGTGCCGGAAGGGTTCAGCGTTGACCGATTTTACGTGGTGAACGACTGCCCGGAGGTGATCCAGCGGATCCGGGACGCGGATTATATCGAAATTGAAAACGGTGAAGTGTACGAGAAGACGCACAACGATCACCTGTGGACGCTGGACCTGATGTGGAAGATGGGCGAGATGCGGAACATCACGATCCGGAGGATGCTGGACGGCGGGTATGATTACTGGCTGAGCATCGACACGGACATCGTGGTGGATCCGTGGACACTGTACCACCTGATCCAGGCGGACAAGGACATCGTGAGCGAGATATTCTGGACACAGGGACCGAACGGCGCCTGGTGGTGCAACGCCTGGATGGCGGACCAGTACAGCGCGCCGGACGAGGAATGGAAAAAGCCGGGACTGTACCCGGTGGGGATGACGGGAGCGCTGACGCTGGTGAGGCGCAAAGTGTTCGAGGCCGGAGTGAGCTATGAACGCATCCCGAACATCTTCCGGGCGCTGAGAGGTGAAGACCGGCACTTCAGCGTGCGGGCAGCGTGCGCGGGCTTCGGGATGTGGATTGACACCCATTGCCCGGCAAGGCACTTGTATACGCGGAAGCTATACGAGGAATACATGGCGGAGAGAAGGTGAGCAGATGTTTGCGGAAGTGAAGGACATGCTGCCGGTGAGCGGAGACGGATACGACGCGCAGATCATCCTGGAGATCGAGGCTTGCGCGCTGGACCTGACGCGGACGGCGAATATCGTGCTGCCAGGCGAAATCAGCATCACGCGGACAAAGCAGGCGGCGACGACATCGGAGCCGGAGCAGTGGGTGATCACCGACAACAGCACGGTGACGGACGCGCTGGTGATCAAAACCATCGCGACCTGGTGCAACCTGAACCTCTTCAATCCGCCGAACGCGGAATACCTGAAGGCAGCGTACGACAGCCTGAAGGGTAGGCTGCAGCTGAGCAGGCACTACAACGGATCGGTGGTGACGACGGAATGAGGATGTGGACTACGGCCACGCTGATCGGTTTCAGGCCGGACGCGCACGAGGTAGGCCAGGATCCCGTGGAGACCCGCCGGGAAGTGAAGGTGCAGGAGATGGCGCTGAGCCAGGCAGACAGGATGGAAGCCGGAGGCGAGGGCCTGCGGCCGGAGGCACGGCTGCTGATTCCGATGGACCGGGACTATGCGGGCGAGCGCGAGCTGGAATACAACGGCGAGCGCTGGCTGGTGATGGACACAGACCCGTACAAGGACTGGAACGGCGTGATCCTGCGGATCCGGAGGAAGAAGGGCAACGCCAGCAGCGTGACGCCGGCACCGACGGCAGCGACCACAACCGGGCAGGAGGTGACCGGAAATGGATGAGATCACCGGCCTGGTGCAGGCGCTGAAAAGCCTGACGCAGGGCGAGGAGCCGAACGTGAGGACGCTGCCGGTGGCGGAGGACGGATGGAACACCCGGCCGGACGTTGACAGCTACGGGATCGTGTACCCGGTGGAGTTCGAGGCGGACCAGCTGAATGGCGACAACGTGAAGCAGGCCACAGCGAACGAGGGGAGCTTCGACCTGTACAGCCGGAAAAAGGACGGGGACGGATGGATCCCGCTGATCAGGGCAGCGCTGACGGAATACTGCGAAGCGAGCTGGACCCTGAACCACCGCAGCTACGAAACGGAAACAGGGCTGTGGCACTGGGAATGGGCCTTCCAGACGGAGGAGTGACAGGCATGGCGTTCAATATGAACGTGGAGGGGATGGACGAGCTTCTCCGGAGGATGGACAAGCTCGGAGAGAAGGCGCAGGGAGTTGCGTCGGGGGCGCTCTACGAGGGCGCCGGTGTTGTGGCTGATTCGATCAGCCAGGCGGTGCACGGCATCGCCACGGAGTCGTTCCGGTACGCCACGGGCGGACGGATGCGGAAACCATCCCCGGAGGAGAAGGCGGCACTGGTACAGGCGCGGAAGGGCGTCGCGAAGTTCCGGAAGACCCGGATCAGCGTGAACACCAGCGTCGGTATGCAGAACAGCGGATACGCGAATGTGAACGGCAAAACAAAGCCGGTCCCGCTGATCGCCAACGCCATCAACAGCGGCACGAGCTTCATGCAGAAGCAGCCGTTCATGCGGAAGGCATTTTCCCAGGCAAAGGGAAGAGCAATGCAGGCCATCGAGGAAGGCCTGAGAAAAAGGCTCGATGAAATGAGCGAAATCTGAGGAGGAATGACACATGTATGCAAGCGTTGGGATGATCTATCCCGTGTGGGCGCCGCTCCAGTCGCATACACCCGGATCCATGCCGACATACGGCACGGGGCGGGTGCTGCAGGAGGCGCGGAACGCCACGGTAAACAAGGAATACGCCAACAACCCGCTGTACGGCGATGACGAGATCGTGGACGACGACAACAGCCTGACCGGGCTGGGCATCGACTTTGAATCCACGGGCCTGTCCAACGCCGTCCGCGTGGAGGTGCTGGC